TCAGCGACCCTGCCCGTGGTTACGCGATTTTCGCGGAAAATATGTACCGCGAGGCGTCCGGAACGGACACGGACTATACGGGCGGAGAGAATAACCGCGAATATCAAGACGCGGCGTAGAAATCTTCTCACAAAAAAACGGCGTGTCACAAGACACGCCGTTTTTATCAACTACACAATAAACGCATCAAACCCGCAATCTTTCAGCTTCCCCACGTGCGCGACCGCGTCTTCCCGCTTAGAAAAACTCCCCGACACCACACGAAAAAGCACCTGCGGACTCTCACTCCCCGCACTCCCCGCGCCGAACTCGGCAGTGTTCCCCGCGCCCGACTCGGCAATGACATTCTCGTTACGCCATTCAATCCCGAGATAATCGAGGATTCCCTTGGCATACGCCGCCGCGAAAGCTTTCTGCTTCCCCTCGGAATCGAACTGCTTATAATCGTTCGGGTTGTCGAGGAACCCCAACTCGCAATATGCGGTCGCACAGGACAGCGAACTCATCATAAACGGGCTGTCCTTGACTCCTCTCGAAGTCTGACCCAACTTCTTGACTTGACTCTCGATGTTCGCACAGAGCAAATTCGACGTGATTTTGTAAGCGTTGGTATTCCTGAACACCTCGAACCCCTTAGCCGACCCGTTGAAAGCGTTGGTATGAACCGAAATCCCCGCGTCGGGATTAAACGCTTTCGCTTTTGCGAGGAAGTCCGCGACTTTAAACCCAACGTCCGACACTCGGTTGATAAGTACCTCAACACCGTGAAATTCAAGAATCCTTTTCAGCTCCAACCCCACGACAAGATTGATATGCTTTTCAAGTACACCGTTGCAAACCGCTCCCGAATCCAACCCCCCGTGACCGATTTCGATTGACACTCTTTTCTTAACCATTTTTATCACCTCTATTATCTTCCTTTAACTGTTTTAAGACTTCTTTAAGTCTTGCGGGAACAGGCATACCCGCGTTCCCGATATTCTCCAAAATGCTCAGACCCTCGTTGGCAAGCAAAAATGCGACGACTGTGTTTCGCAAGACCCCGTGTGCCCCGCCGAGGACTTGAATGTCGATTATATTCGCAAGTGCGACTATAACAAACACCATAAGTTTTTTACATATCCCGCCGAACCCGACTTTACTGGACAAATCTTTGTGAATCGCCGCCCCCGCGACTCCCGTCAAATAGTCAAGGACGGTGAACGTGATTAACGCATAAAACAACCCGTCCGCCGCCCCGAACAAGAACCCCGTCAACCCGCCTGCCACCCCGCAGACTAATTCAAATATTGATTTTTCTCTCATACTAACTCTCCTTTCCCGACCGCTAATTAATCGCAATATACCGAACAGGACTACCTACTATATTTGAAGCCACGACCAAAGTGAATCCCGTATCGGTAAAAGTGACGGAAGTCACACCTTGCCACGAGGCGGTAGGAAAAGCATACCCGTCCACATAAACATTCGGATAAGTGGAAGGATTCGCCATAAGCAAAAGCAGTTTAGGCTTAAACCCGATATTGACCTGCCGCGTACCCGCCGCCGTAAAAACTTCAATCCCCGCAACTACGGGTCTTGGAGGAAGTGCGTGGTAGTGGTCGCTCCGTGCGAAAGAAGCAGCCGTCCCGTGCCGCGCCGCTTGCCCAAACGCCTGTGCCTGACTCCCGAGGTTCGCCGCCGCGGGAGCGGCGGGAATCCCGTGGTAATGGGCGCTTCGAGCGAAAGTCCCCGCCGTACCGTCCCGTGCCGACTGACCGAACGACGCTGCCTGACTCGACAAATTCGCCGCCGCAGGAACAGCGGGAGCCGCAGGAATAGCATGACGGTGGTCACTCCGAGCAAACGTAGCCGCAGCCCCGTTCTGGACTGTCTGCCCGAACGCCGTTGTACCTTGATTCCCCAAATCCGCACCTTTCGGCGGATTGTTGATGTTACCCATTTGGGTGGAGTCAAGTGCGTTCTGTTTAGCGTTAGCCGTGGACTGTGCAGCAGCCGCATTAGCGAGTGCCGTATTAGCCGCAGACTGTGCGGTCGCCGCATTGGCAATCGCGGAATTGGCAGTAGTCTGTGCCGCCTCTGCACTATTCCCGACCTGTGTTGTCTTAACATTAATCGAATTTATACTGTCCTCGATAATCGTAAAATTCTCGTTTAAGTCCGCAATATCCGCGAAATTATCGGGCGACGGCAAATTCAATTTAAGATTTTCTGTTTTATTCATTGTAAACCTCTTTGATTTTATTAAATATTGTAGGGTGCGGCGACCCCGACGCACCGTTTTGACTACGCAATATCGCCAATAACACGGTGCGTTCGGTGACCGCACCCTACATAGTTAAACTAACTGTCAATTGTCAATTGTCAACTGTCAAATTCTCCTTGTTTTAAATCATTCCAAGTCCTGTTCCTAAGACTTTCCCAAGTCAAACGCAACCCGCAAATTTTCCCCCATGTATTATACATCAGCCGCATATTCACGACTAAATTAGCGGGGACTAACTTTTCCAAAATATCCTTGACGTCGTTGAAGTTACTCCGTGCGGACAACGCGACCGACACATTCAGCGTAAAGGCATCGTTAATCAACTCGACCTCGAAGTTGTTTTTACCGCACAAAATTTCGAGTTTCTCGCGAAGCGTCCGCATAGTGTAAGGGAGTTTCTCGTTCAACCGCGTAAAAACGGTGAATTTCCGCTCATCAAGCGAAAGACTCTCCTTAGGACTAATCCCGAGAATGGACTCCCAACGCCCCACCCCATACTCGGACGAAGATTCAACAAACTGCTGGTCTAATACCCGACTAATCCCGTCAAAAACCCCTTTCAGTTCGACCCCCTGTGCTTTCAGCAAATACTGAAACTCCGCAATTTCGGTGACTATCGCAGGCAGATAACCAATCAAAGTATTCTCGTCATACTCAACCATTGACAACACTTCCTCTCACGGGAATACGATTCGGCGGGATGACTAAATTCCTCGCCGCCCCGTTAAGACTCGTATTCTGAACGTCGATAACCCCCGCGATACCGAGCAGTCGCGTTTCGATTTGACTGATTCTCACAATAAGACTGTCCTCATCAGCCCACGAATGAGCCAAGTCATACAAATAACCGTCAACCGCCTCAGACACGCTCCCCGCGACATCGCCCCACGACCAATCCGCACCGAAAGTCATACTCGTGACTATATTCACAACAAAATTGTCAACCCCCTCGACAGTTACCGAATGTCCGACAGGTGCGAGTCCCGCCCCGACTCCGCTGTTGTCCGGGGGGTCAATTTCGTCCTGAACCAACCTGACCAACTCGTCGGAGGGTTTGGCGAACTGCGAATTAATAACCGTCAATTTAACAGTACCGCCGCCGTTGAACGCGGGTTCGACTTTCACGCTCCCCACCCCGGGAATCTTCTCGGTGAACCGCTTATAGTCGCTGATATTCCCGCCGAAGCTCTGGACTGACAAACTCCCGAAATATCGTTTACGCAAATCCTCGGCAGACTCGTCGTCGTCCCCCGGAATCAGCAATTCGGTGACTCTCGCAAGCGTCAACCCGTTGATATAATCGACGGGAATCAAAACCCCCGCCGCTCTGTTCCCGACAGTCCCGACGCTCTCGCACTCCAACTTATAAGAACCGCCGCCCGACTTCTCGATGACTCTATACCGAAGCTCATCAAGCGAAAACCTCGCCCCGAGCGGGACATCTGCGTTAAACTCACCCCTCACAACAGCGAACGTCGCACGGTAAGGGACAATCCCGCGTTCTGCCGCCCGCCGAATCAGCATTTCCCGCCCCGCAGAATCGGCAAAGCTCTCGTCAAGCACCCCCGAAAGAGCCGCATAAAAATTCGCAAGCTCCAAAGCACAGGGGGCGAGTGCGTCAAAAATGAATCCGCCCTCCCGCTTGTCTGCGTCGTCGGGAATACTCCCGAGCATTTTTGCGAGAATAAATTCATAAGTCATATTTTCAAACACCGCCGAACCTCCTTTCGATTTTCATGACGCCGAATTTGCTGTGAACAACAAAGCTGACATGAATCTCACCTTTCAGAACACGGAACACAAAGTCCGTGACTTTGACAATGCGGTCATCGACCGTCAACGCTTCGGAAATCCGACGTTCCAATTCCGCACAGACATAATCGCGGTCACGCCCGACCAAATCGACGGTATCAAGACCGTAGTCCGACGAATAGACGGGGTATCGGAACCGCTCCGTCCCAAGAATCCGAATCACCGACTGCCTGACTGCCTCTTTCCCCTCGACTGACCTACGCATATTCCGCGAATCGTAAGCCTTTTCGGAATAATCGTTTTTGACTGTGTTTTTCACAACACTGTCAACGCCCGCATAAAACCCGACAGGCAGCATTAAATCACCCCCAACACAAAAAATCGCTGTCCGCCCTGCTCCCTTAAAAGCAGGACGGACTCCCCCACATCAACCGTGACATTTTTAAGACAAACCAAAGCCTCACCGCCAAGACTAAGTTTCTGCTCAACCTCCACAACAAGCGGACTCACCGCCGTGACCGTCCCGAACATAACCGCCGTCGGCTTGTCCGACTCCACAGCCTCGACCGCCGTGCGTTTAATCAATTCCGCGATATTAATTCAGACCCACCTCCAAATCCATCAAATGACCGCCCCCCGAAAACTTATGGACGCACTTCATAACGGAAGCAAGTCCGCAAAAGTCGTCCATATCAATCCTGATGACGCACCCGCCGCGAACACGAGCGTCGCCGACAGCGTTTTTGACCGAAAGACTCCGCTCATCATGATTGCGTAAAGCAAGAACGGCGGACGCTTTACTCCCGAGATTCTCGTCCCGCCCCGTGACTTTGACATACTGCTGTAAAATCCCGAGCCGACTCTCGCTGTCCTCATCTTTCGCGACAAAGACTTCCCGCCTGCCGCTTTTACGGTCAAGGCGGGACACTTTAACGCGGTTGCTCCGCTTATCGACCGAGGAATAAAAGTCAAACTTTTCGGCGGAAGACTCATTGACCCGCACAAAATCATTCTCGTCGGAGCAGTACATTTCGCACTCGCGTTTGAGCGACAATTTCCCGAAATCGTCAAACAAAACAAACCGCTGACCGCACTGTTCCAACTCAATATCCAGCGCATTCCCGACAATATCAATCAACGCGACATTATCCTCAATCCGCTGCGGAATGACATACCCCGTCTGCCGAACCTCCCCAAGACGAAGTTTGTAGTCGGCAGCAATCATACAAACGACATCGCTCGCCCGTTTCCCCGAGTAGACATAAGTGTCCTTGTTTTTCAAATAGCGAAGTTGGTCGTAAGCAAAGAAGTGAACAACCCGTTCGGAATCTTTCCTTCTCCCAAACACCACCCCAAAAAACACCCCAACCCCGTCAACCCGCAGACTAACCGAATCCCCCTCACGAACAACAGCCCCGCCGCCAAAGACCACACTGAACGAAAGGGACGAACACCGCCCTCGCGAAAAGCTCTCGCAAACCACCTCACCGCAGACAATCGGTTCAAACGAAATCTCCCCGTTATTCACTCTCAACTCAATCATGACAGCCGAAACACCTGCCCCGGATAAATCGTATAAGTGGGATTCCCCGTGCCTTTATTTCCCGCGTCAATAACAGATTTATTCATATTATACAACTCCTTATAACGGCTCCCGTCCCCCAAAAACTTATGGGCAATCAGCCACATCGAGTCCCCTTTAACCACCGTGTAAGTGTTACTCACGGGGGGACTCGTATCGACAGACCGCACAAGCGTTCCCC